ATCCACATCTACAAGTTTGACATAAGCCACATGTGCATCACCGTCCGGACTGACATTATCAAGTTGTATTTCTATCATAAAACCTCCTACACACGATCATTGGCTTTGGCCGCGATATTATTCATGGCATATAAATATAAGTTAGAATCGGCACTCGGATCTGTTAATGTGATAACCACCTGAATATATCTTGCCTGAAATTCCACTGATGATAATTCAAATTTATCGGCGCTGTCGGGATATACTCCGCTTGAGGTTCCCCACTTAATCGTGGCTCTTAATGCTCCAGAAGTGGTTGGTTCTGTCAATTGATACCATTTCATTGTTGATGGGATAAGCACATCATCCCAATGGCTAGTACCTACCAGACTTGTCCAAGTTCCTGCCGGAGCTACAAAAGCGGATAGCAAATCACTCCAGACTCTAACGGTCTTTAAAGAGCCAAGATCGTATTCGGGTGACGTCCATGTGCCGGAAAGAACGCCACCAGTATGGCTGCACTTGAGTGCATGTTGGCTATTATATGTCACATGCTCTGTATTACTAAACGATCCTATGCCATTAAAATTCCACGCCCAGGCATTCTCTTGCACGTATCCCGGCGGATAAAATACTGTGACCTGTGTATCAATGGGATTTGCTGAATAAAGATCAGCATTGTCTTTTGCAGCAAGATAAAAATTAAAAGTACCCGGTTTAACCCCGGTCAATCTGAAATTAGGAGTTTCATTAAAAGCTATCAAAATACCGCCTGCCCATGTGTCACCGTTTCTCAATTCATACCCTGCTATATCGGGTTCATCTAATGGGGTTGCGTAAAATACAATAGCATCACCAGCAGCTACCCCATTAAAAGAAGTAACGTCTCCCGGTATATTTGTTCTTCCAGCAACCGTTTTAGATACAGACATACCATCATCAAAAGCCTGTTTGCTACCGAAAGCCGAAACGGATACCATCTTACAATAATATATCTCTCCCTCATTCACAGGATCAATATTGTACGAGCTTACTGCTTTGGTCATGAACTTCCAATCGCCTGCGCCGATCTTGACGTAAATATCGGCATAATCCCATTGAGGATAGACCGCAACGGAGGGCGGCGAAAAGGTAATAAGCAATCTGGTGTATGATCTCCCCCGATAATAATATACCTGTTCTGTTATTGCGCAATTTGTAACCGGCTTTACTGTATCCATAATGCCAGGTAATGTTGTGTCATGCCATGCCCTTGATGTAATATTATAGGTATCATCATAAAAGGTCGATAATTCTTCTATCGCGGATATAGAGACCATCCCCTCAGAATAGAATTTTGTTTCTACTACTCTGAACACCTTCAGCGTCCATCCATAGACTTCGACTGACACACGGATAATGTCAAACGGTTCTAAGGCGACTCCTCTACTACCGATACTAAAGGTAATAGTCTTATTGTACCTGAGTCTTTCAAGAAAAAAATTAGCCATTTTCATTACATTGGTTTGTGTCACTACTCCCCTTAAGGAAATCTCTTTTTCCCGATAATCACCATCAAGGGTAGCTGCGGCTGAATCAGCAAGGATATAATCATCCATTTGATATTTTTTATCTTCATTAATGAATTTAATGCGGACGGCGTTGGGTGTACCAAAAATATCCGGCTGGGTGATCGCCAGTGAACTTTTACCGCCTGATTCAATAATATCATCTTCGTTGATATCCATGACCGACGCTTCATAGTTAAGATCACTATATCTCATTTTAAAGGTTGCAGAATCATAAATAATATCACCCCTGAAACACGCGACAATCTGCCCAAGATTATCAATGACTGCTCCGTTATCAATCAGGGCAATATTGCAAGTCCAGCCCTTGGTCACGCAATAAGCGGCAGACGATATTACGGTGGTATCGTCTATCCTGCTTGAATCTATCTGCATCCCGCCCCGGTAAGACTTTCTTGTTAGAAAATCACGGGCGCATAAAGCCGGATTGCTGGAAAAAGCAGTTGTGCTTGTGGCTGGATTATAGATTTTCAAGCCATCCACTATACAAGTAATTTCAGGCACCCCTTGGAACTTATCCGTGTCATAAGTAAACTTGCAGAAGATATAAGCTGTATTTTTTAGAGGATCGGTCCATTCGGGTATCGCTGTGTGCAAGGTAGAACAAACGGTCTGGGTAGGGGTCCCTGTGAAAAATTCATATTCAAAAGAAGTGCCGTACTCGGTATAAATTTTATCCGACAAATAAACCTGCGGAACGCCAGCAATAGAAACTAGTCCATGTATTTCTCCCTCACACAAAGCACCAATCACATACAAATAAGTATTGTCTTCACCGGCTGTCCCTACATATACCCTGTTAATCCCTATCCTCTGCCTTCCGTAAATTAAAGGCAGTGGGAGTTGAGAATCGCAGGTATTGATCAACTGACCACGGCTATTAGCAGAACTTTTATCGGGACTACCACCACCTCCGCCACCACTTCTATCTACCAAAGCGGAGAATACTCGCAGCGCAGAATAGGCCAGCAGAGCATACGCGCCATAAGCGGCAATAGCTTCATATATTATTTCTATGGCCGCAACGGTATACGCCACATAAGCAAAGGCAGATGTCGGTAAAACAAATATAAAATATAAAACTGAAAGTAAAATAAATAATGTCACGGTGTCCATCTCACTAATATAGTTTTAATATAATTCGATGTAATCATAATCTCCTAGCTACAAATATCGTCCCCTTCTCTTTATCTAACTTCATAACCTTTACCCCACAATATTCAAAACTGGACACGATATTCCCATTACCTACACAGACAGCGGGAAACATTTCTCCTGTATGCGTTTTAACAATAACAAAATCTCCGGCGACAACTTCATTTGGATTAACTTCTGTACCTATATCAGACGCTAGTTTAAGTAGAGTTTCTTGCGCAAATGGGGATCGAGTTTTAATTGTTTCCTGATAATTATCTATAGTCAACCCATTCCATACCTCAGGCCAATCCTTATTTAATGCTTTATATAAGGCTGCACAAAAACCCAAACAAGAATATCCAGTTTTATTATTTTGACTTGATGGCTTGTTGGAAAAATCTCCAACTATTTCCGCAAATGTTTTATGTTGAGCTTTCATAATTCTTGTGTCCTTCCCCACCACACTTCCTTCTCCATGATAGAAGGTAAAAATCTGAACCCACCAAAGTAATTACTGTTGGCTAGCTCAACACACCGATCATAACTTTGGTCGCACCAGGTCTGCCCGCCTGCGTAAGCGCATTCTGTCCCTTTAAAAGTCCACGGGCAGGATGATGATTGCGTCCTCAATGCCTTCTTGCTCCATAAAACAAACTCATTCTTGACGGTGATCTTTGCTTTATTGTCCTCTGAAAGAGTCCAACCACCAACGATGCCGCGGAAGAATTCCTGCGTTACTATTTCTGTCTTGACATAATCGCCAGCCCATATTGCCTCTAAACCCCATTGCGCACCTAATCCCCACGCTGCGCCGGGAATATTAGTTTGAGCGACCACACCGATAAATAATTTGATTGTAGTATTACGGACATCCTCACCCAAAAGCATTGAACTGATTACTTGATCGGTGTCATCTACTTCAATATTAAGTTCGGATACCGAAAATCCTGATGACGCCGAAATATCAGGAATTTTAAAAGAGCGCGGTAAATATAAATTATTGGAAGCATCATAGATGTTCTCTTCGGTATCATTACAACGATAGATGGAAGAAAAGTCAAACTCCGCCATATAAAAGTGGCGCAGGTACTCTTTCTGAAATTCTTGTGCTATGTCGCTGGAAAGAACACGCATTAGACGTTACTTAGCCCCCTTAAGTTTATTCCCGTTTTGTAAAGCGCTGCGGTGAAACTTGACCGCGTTAATTCTTCCTGGAATCGGCACCGGATCCGTAAGTAGCCATAAAAGTCGCAAGTTATTAGAGCATTGACGGCTGGCGCGGTATTAAAGACGATATTATCAGACAGGCAATCACCATCGCCGACACCCAATGTGTAAGTCGCTGTTGCTACGCCATTGTCATAAATAACGATAGATGAGGCGGATTTACCGGGAAGATCAAAAGTTGTATCAGATGCATTACCAATCCCAACGAAACAGCCGTTCCACTGAGCCTCTTCAATGGAATAAAAATAAAAGGGCTCATACGTCCCGCGCCTGGCCTGATAGAAATTCCAAAGGATTTGGATATCGGTTAAAGACAGCGGCGGATAGGTCAAAGAGACGTTATATTTGGGATAGAGGTTCTTTTGTCTGCGCTGTTCTTTACCGGAATCGAAGTCGGAAATGACTGTTTTCCAATTAATCTTAATGTCATACGGCTCTGTTGGTATCGGCGTTTCAGGGTATTGATAACTCATCGTAACATTGACCTCATATCAGTTCTTGTTTTGTTGTCTTTCAGGCTGTTCATCACCGGGCCGACGATAGCGCCGGGATTCCTGCGGCACATATCTTCAAAGGATTTTGAATCCACAGCATTAATGATGAAGGTGTTGTTTGTGGTGGCTGGTTCGTTATTCCCGCCGCCAAGTGCGTTCATCTGGCCCTTGGTAAAAACGCCTTCGCCTTTTTGGAGGATACTTGGAAACTCGTCGGGTTTTAATCCACTATGAAAGCGTGGAGCATTATTCCAAGTACTTATGGGCAAACTTCGTGCTGGCGCGGAATCAGATCCGACAATGCCGCCCGTGTGAAAAGATTGCCCGCCTAGCAGTTGTGATTTGGTAAACCCGCCGCCGCTAAACAAGCCCCCGACAGCACTTACGCCTTTACCAATCAAACCCATCCAATCAACACTACCGACACCTTTTATGGCTGCATTCACCTGGATTCTAATTATTTCAGATATTATGGAATCGGCCAAAGATTTGAAATCCAACTTGCCGGTTTTGACAAATTCAGTTAAGGAATCGGACAAGGATTTAATGGAATGCTGCATCAGATCAAACCCTTCTTTTCCTGTGGTTGCCTGCGTTCTTACCCACTCTTGCCAACCAGCTTTCATGCCGGCGATCAGATTGTCACCGGATTGCGCCTGCCGAATATCTAATTTTTGTATTTCATTGGTTTTCCATGCGGCTATGGCGGCCTGGTCAAGTTGTGCTTTTGTAAATACAGCAACCTGATCATTAATGAGTTTCAGCTCAACATCATAATAAGCCGTTGAATACCCGCGCAAATCTTTGTATAGTTCTTTTTCGAGGCGGGCTCTTTCTTTGACCGCTTTGCTCGAATCCGTGCCGTTTTCTTCCGGTGCGGTTCTAACTGTCTTCATCACCTTGGCTAAAGTTTCGGCAGAGGAAGTCATCGTCGCAAAGTTGATTTGTGATTTTTGCGCAAGATCATCAGATGCAGCAATGGCCGCGTCAGAATTTGCTTTAGCTTCTTCTCCTACACGTTTCCACCCTGCGCTAGTGTCACCGAAAGATGTTGCCTGTGCCCAACGCGCATGTGCTTGTTCAATTTTAAAAAAGGCACCGGCGAGAAACAACGCTCCGGATGCGGCTGCTTGAAAAGCGCCGTATGCTCCAGCGGCGGCCCGAATAACTCCCTGCCCTAGAACCAAATTCAGATCGGCCACGTTGGCCTTCATAACATTCATTTTATCGGCGGTAGTTAGTGCGGTCTCTCCCATCTGACCTGTCACCTGTTTTGCCGCAGCCATAATTGCTTCAGCTCTAACTTGCATGGCGTTATGTGAGGATACAGCAGTTGCCGCGATCCCATGTGCATTGGCATAGTCAAGCACGGTTTTCTTTAAATCGATGTTGATGCCAATTCCAACCAGTCCGCCTTTTCTGCCTGTGGCAGCGGCTCTTTCCATCGCGTCAAATGCTTCCGGGATTGATCCACCCATAACATCGCTCAGTTTTTCCGCCTGGGTGAGGAATTCTTTTACCTGATCGGGATTAAAACCCAGGGCGAAGGCTTTGGCCGCCAGTTGTCCGGCTTCCGCCATCGATAACTGGCCGTTGACTGCTTCTTTAGCCATAGCAATCGCGGAATCCGCCGTCATGCCGTATTGCGCGGAAAGACCTTGTAGACCTGCTTTCATTTCTTCAAAATCAGCCGCCGTTTTTGCCAGATCCCACGCTTTATCAAACATCGCCTTTGTGCCGTAAATAGCAGCGGACATCCCCAGCCAATTAGATTTTATATTGGCGATAAGACCCTTGGAATCAGTGGACATCTTTTTCATGGATGTCTGAACGCCATTAATCCCGGTGATTGCGCCAGTCGCATCAGTCGTAATTTTTATTTTTACTTCTTGATCTGCCATCGACACACCTCGCTTTGGCCATGGCACAGGCTCATTATTTTTTCTCCTTCGGCCTAAAGTTGCTTAGTGCCGATTTTAATCTTATGCCGACATCATCCCGCGTTTCTTTCCGGCTGGTTATTTCCTCCAGTTTCGGCATTTTTGGCGTTCTAACCAACACAGCCGTAACCCACGCGGTTACGTTTCTTTCTTCCGACAGGGCGGTAACGGCCAACCTAGTCAGATAGGGCGTCATCTGCCAAAAATCTACCGGCGAAATACCACAACCCACAGCCACCGCATAAGACGCGATAACCTGCCCTTCGGACTGTTTTTTTTTACGTCGTCCTTGTCCTTTGCAGGAATTGTTTCATTACCCACATAAGCCCACTTTAAGGCTTCCTGGACTGCGACGGAAAACAAAACTAACGGCGGCGATAATTCCGTGATCTTCTCCGCCGTCATTTCCGGGTGTCTTTCTCTCAGGCCAGCAGCAGCGAGAAACGCCAGAACTTCCGGATTAAAGAAGTTAGGCGTATCGCCGTATTTTGCTTCAATTTCCGCCAGTGCCCGCCAGTTAAAACGCATGACATAATCATGCCCATTGATCTTAATGATCTTTTCTCCGGTAATAGGGTTCATATTACGCCGGCCCTGTCACTGCGCCGTTGATTTCGATGGATACTTTGCCCTCGACTTTTCCATCGACGCCGCCGGAAGTGGAAAATCCCAGCACAAATCCGCTGAATGTTTGCACTTTGTGATCGGAATAAGTGACTCTGAAATCTTTTTCGCTGCGAGCGACTCTGGCTGCCCGAAGCGCTACCTGCCCGACATCGGTTGACGCCATATTGATTGACAGACTGAACTGCCCTTCATCCGGCAAACCCATTAGCTTTTCTTTTGCCGTTGATTTCAGGTTAGTCGTATCAATAACGGAAGCCGATCCTCCCGGCCCATCAAAACTGATAACCTCGCCAATTTCGACCCATGCCTGTGGCGTGATCGTCCCGTTTGCTGCAGTCAACGTCTTGTCGATGGTGTTGATATCCACCGCAAAGGTGTTTGTCGTCGCGTTTTTAACAACAACAGTCTGCCCGTTCATCAACGCGGCATCTGTCCCGGCAAAAGCGGATAACACGCCAATATCGCCGTTAACAAGCCCGTGCGATGCTTTGGTAAGTATCGTCGGATATCCGACTGCTGCGGTCATTGTTGTTACGGGCGTTCCTGATCCCGCCCCCTGAATTTCTAATACTGTTCCTTGACTTTCCATTGCCATTTTTCAAATCCTCCTCTTATTTTTGTTAATATTGCCATTTTGCCGTGCGATATTCGATATCCACGATTATTGTGCCTGAACCGACAATCTTGTCGGCCTGTTCCAAATTTATGTTATCCTGCGAAGGATTAGTTTTCTGCGCTAATCCACCCCATGTTTCATCAGTGCCAATCACTTTATAAACGTCTTCGATCATCATGCGCACTTGTTCTGCTGTCGCCCCGGCGGACTTTGTTTTTACTTCAATTTCCAACCGTACTTTATTGTCAAAAATCTTCTGCGA